CCCAAAGGTAAATTTAATAAAAAATCTTATTCTGGATGCCCAAGACACACACAAACAAAAAGCGAAGACCCTTTTGATTTGTCTTGTGGAAAAGATAAAGACCCTTTTGATTTATGAACGCTCTTTTAATGCCACATGTTTACAGTGATCATGTTAAAAAAGCTGAAGTAGGAAAAAATTGGCAAAATAGATTTCAGTATCTTGTAGATGGACTGTTAGCGAACGGTATAAATACCTACAAGCACCCATTATTTAAATGTGATTTAAATAATGCTTTAGATTTTTGCGAAGATGTTAAATATGACATAACTATTTATAATCATGCAGACAACTCTTATAATTACGCAGAAAAAGGAAAATACAATTGGTACTTTAAACCAACAATACCTACAGAAGATTATGTGACTTTAGATCCAATGGGATACGGAAGCTACACGACCGCAACCTATCACAGACCCCCATTTTTGCAATGCAAATTAAAAGATGCCCAGAACTTTATAAACACTAAAGTTAAAAGCTGGATTGATTCTGGAGATTCAAAGTGGGGGAAAGTCTTGTCTCCAATTGATACAGAAGAAAAAGATTATGTCTTAGTCATGGCCCAGTGCGAGGCTGACTACTCAGTAAAAAGGCATGATTTTGGGGATTACACTACTCGTATAAACGGAATTGTAGATGAAATACTTTCCTGTTCAAACAAAAACATAATCGTTAAAGGTCATCCATATTGTAGAGTATCAATTTTTAACGACAATCCAAGAGTCAAAGTGATTCGCGGAAAATACTCTTCACATGAACTAATTAAAAACAGTTACTGTGTTGTTCTTGCCAATAGCGGTGCTGGTTTTGAAGCCCTTTTTCACGACAAACCAGTAATTTGCTGGAGCTATCCAGAATATCATTGGGTAAGCTACGACCTTCGACACTTGTGCGACATGAAAAGAGCTTTAAAATTAGATTGGTACAACTCAAACTCCGTAAAGCTTTTTCTTTATTGGTACTTTGAACATTATTGTTTTTTTGACTCTGAATCAGCGGCAAAAAGAGTAAAAAAATTACTTGACAAAAGCTAACATTAGAAGTAAAGTTTACCTATGGTTCCGCTTTTTAAAAGCCATTACAGCGTAGGCAAAAGCATTCTAACGCTTAAATCTTCTACTCCTCTGTCTAGTAGAGATGATAGTCAGCCAGACTCTATAGTAGATATTGCTTTAGATCACGGTCTTAAAGAGGTTTTTTTGGTGGAAGATAACATGTCTGGGCTTCTTGAGGCATACACTAATCTTTCTGAACATGGTATCAATCTCAACTTTGGTCTTAGACTAACGGTATGTGAAGATATTAACGGCAAATCTCCAGAAAGCATTTTAACTGAGCATAAAATTATAATCTTTGCTCCAAATGAGAAGTGCTATCGACAACTCATCAAGATCAATGACATTGCTACAAAGCAAGGATTTTATCATGTTCCAAGAATCGACCTGAAGCACTTGAGGGAAGCTTATGAAAATTGTCGAGAATTGATTTTCTGCATTCCATTTTATGACTCATTTATTCATGCTAACGTTCTTCAAAATAAAAAATGTGTTCCAGAGTTTGGAAATATAAACCCGATCTTTATGCTTGAAGATAACGACCTTCCGTTTGATGACATTATTGCGGAGAAGGTTATAGAGTACAATCTAAACGATACGCCAAAAGACTTAATCAGAGTTAAAACTTGTTACTACAAGAATCGCAAAGACTTTGATGCTTACATGACGTTTAGGGCTATTAACAAAAGAACTTCTCTAGAAAAACCTAACCTTGATCACATGTGTAGTGACGAATTTAGTTTTGAAAGTTGGAAAGAAAAACAAGAAGCGTAAAATGACTATATTACCACATACGCAAGAAATGATAAACGAAGCCAAAGAATGGGCCAAAGAACTTGGGTCTTTAAACAATTCTATAACAAGTGGTAAAGGAAATGCTGCTGGCAGGGTTGGCGAATTAGCGTTGGCTAAATATTTAAATGTTAAAACCCCTAGTGATAAATATAATCACGACATTAAATACGACGGCAAAACCATTGAAGTAAAAACAAAAAGGCGAATAATTGCTCCCAAAAACCACTACGATGTATCTATAGCGAAAACCAGCAATCACCAAAAACCTGATAGATACGCTTTTATAAGTTTAGAATTTAAAAAAAGTGGTTACTATGGCAAGCCAGCAGAAGGTTTACAAAGAAAAGGTGGCAAGCAGTACTCAGGGCTAATTAATGTTTGGTATTGCGGCGATATTTCTTATGACAAGTTTTGGGAAACGGCAGAGCTTTGGAAAAAGGGCCGCACAGATAGCTCAAATGATTTTACTACTTTAGTTGATATGTATAATTTGCCCATCTCACAATTAGACGAAACGTTAGTTGAAGATAAAGACGTTTTTGGATTTTAATATGGATTCACACTTACTAAGATACGACGAATCAAAAGTTCTTACTTTTATTGACTGTGAGACTTTTAATCTCAACCTAAACTTTACTTGCAATCGTCCTTGGCAAATCTCTATGATTAAAACTGTCGGCGGCAAGATGATTGATCAGCGAGATATTTTTATCAAATGGACTGATACTGATCTTAAAATTGGAGAAGGTGCTGCAAGAATAACCAATTTCAATCAAAAAGCTTTTGACAAAAAAGCTATTACAGCAGAAAAAAGCTTTCCAATGGTAGATGAATGGCTACAAGAGTCAGACTATATTGTTGGTCACAATGTATTTGGTTTCGATCTTTATCTGCTTCGTGGATATTATAAATTTTTTAATAAAGACTGGAAATGGATAACAAGAAAGGTTCTCGACACAAATACAATTGCTAGAGGAATTAAAATGAATATTCCGTTCCAACAAGAAGATGATATTACAGAGTATCAGTATAGAATCTACCACACGAAAAACGCTAAAATTAAATCAAGACTAGCCCTTCTTGGCAAAGAATTTGGGATTGACTTTGATGAAAAAAGACTGCATGATGCATTGGAAGATTTGAAGCTTAATGTGGCAGTTTGGAACAAGCTAAAGTGGCAGATTGAACTATGATCAACGATTTTACAGAACAGTTTAAAAAGAAGTTCAAAGGCATCAAGCTTGACCTTCATGGCGTAAGACTTCCAGATATTGAAGTAAAAGATGAAGATCTAAAGAGGCTAGATCTTCTTGAATACAAAGGCGACAATTATCAAATTCTTCGCCAGCTTTGTAAGATTGGTTATAATAATCTTGGATTAAACAAGAGTGAAGATAAAAATAAATATGATCAAAGAATAAAATACGAACTTGAGACATTGAAGGAATTAGGTTTTATTGACTATATTCTCTTGGTGTGGCAAGTCATCAACTTTTGCAAGAAAAATGAAATACCTACAGGACTTGGTCGTGGTTCCGCTGCTGGTAGCGTTGTGCTTTATCTTACGGGTTGCACTGGCATTGATCCTGTTAAGTATGATTTATATTTCGAACGTTTTGTTTCTAAGATTAGAGCCAAGAAGAAGGAGGTAGATGGAATCACCTATCTTGACGGCTCATTGATGTGCGACGTTGATATTGATGTTTGTTATTACAATCGACAAAAAGTTTTAAAATACTTGGACGAAGAGTATTTCGGCAAAACCTCTAAAATTCTCACATTCAATACTCTTTCTGGCAAGCTGCTAATGAAAGAAGTTGGCAAGGTTGCTGGCGAAAAACAAGAGTCTGAAATGAATCGTGTTACAGCCATGATTCCAAAGGTTTTTGGAAAAGTGTCTGATATTCAAGATGCCCGTGGCGAATCTTCAGAGTTTGATCAGTGGTGCGGAGAAAACGAAAGAATATTCAATATCTCTCTGAAGCTTAGAAATCTAATCAAAAATAAAGGTGTTCACCCTTCTGCAATTGCTATTAGTCATGGATCACTAGATGAAAGCTGTCCAACGGAGCTTTCTAGCGACAAAAATACGGTTTCCAGCTTTGATATGAATTGGATTTCTGTATTTAATGTCAAACTGGATGTTCTTGGATTGAGAGGAGTGTCTGTTGTAGATAAAGCTTGTGAGCTTATCGGAATCAAGCCCTCTGACATTGATATCAATGATCCAGAGATTTATCAAAATCTACAAGATATTAAATCTTTTCACGGCCTTTTCCAAATTGAAGCAGACATGGCTTCCAAGGTATGCTCCAAAGTAAAGCCTAAGAATTTAGAAGAGCTTAGTGCTGTTCTTGCTTTGGCAAGACCGGGAGCTATGGACTTTACTGACCAGTACTCTAAGTTTTCAAATCATGGAGATTATGAACCTATTCACCCTTTCTTTGATGACATTCTAAGTAAGACTGGCGGTGTAGCTTTGTATCAAGAGCAGTTGATGCAAATGGCTCATAAAATTGGGTTTACTCTTGATGAAGCAGAAATTCTAAGAAGAATTGTAGGTAAGAAGAAGCTTGATCAAGCAAAAGAGTGGGAGGAAAAAATTCATCAGAAAATTCGTGAAAACAATCTTGATGAAGAAATTGGAGACATCTTGTGGAAAATTCTAGAAGATTCTGCGAATTACTCTTTTAATAAATCTCATTCAATAGCTTACGCTGCTCTTTGCGCTTGTACTATTTATCTAAAATTCAAGTATCCAAAACAATTCTTTTTGGCTTTGCTAAGAATGAGTCGGCATGAGCCAGATCCAATTCTTGAAATTTCTAAAATACATAAAGAGTTGTGGAGATTCAACATCCAACTTCTCGGCCCACATTTGAACAAGTCCGAAATGGATTTTTCAATTGAAGGTGATAATATCCGATTTGGATTGCTTTCAATCAAAGGTGTTTCAGAAAAGACAATGGAAAAGCTGGCAAATTTTAAAAACGAACACGCCAATAAATTTGAAGCTTTTGAATCAGCCAAAGAAGCTGGATTAACAATCGGAACTGTCGCTGCCCTCATCCAAGCTGGAGCCTTAGAAGGGTTTAAACAATCTAGAGCTAAAATTGTTTATGAAGCCCAACTTTGGAATCGACTAACAAAAAAAGAAAAGTCTCTTTGCATGAACGTTTGCGAAAGTGTTGATTATGACTTAGTCTCAACAATAAGAGCCTTGAATGAAAAAGTTAATGAAAAAGGCCAGAAACTGATCAAAGACAGTCGTATGGAAACAATCAAAAAGCGTTGCGAACCATACAAAGCCATCTATCAACAAAATAAAAAGTCTGAGTCTTTTGCGAATTGGTTTTACGAAAATCATTTGCTTGGATATACTTACAATAAAAGTTTAAAAAATATTTTTGATCAGAAAACAAGTGATTTGGTTTACTCTTC